TTACTTTGTAGTAATGATAAAAATGGAATAGCTAAATCATTTGCTTCAAATGAAACACCTGATAAAGCATCTTCTTCAAACATATTAACTACATTAGATATTTCTTTCTTACTCATTATTATCTCCTTATTTCAGATCGTTGTCCAATGTGAACTCCCAAAAGATCTAATGGGAGGGTACCACCTTCTTCAATTTGTTCTCGCACAAATGCTTTTAAAGTTGACGGATGAACTGATTTCTTATTTTCATAATCAGCTCCAAAATCTTCTATTACTTCCATCAATGCAGCTGCTTCTTCGTCTTCACCTTTACCAAAAGAACATTTTACTTCATTCTTGATTAAATCATCGTGCCCATGTTCTTTTAACCAAGCATGTGCGGCAACTTCATTCTTTTTGGTAATGTTCCCTCTGTAAAATGTCTTTATCTCTAGTTTACTACCATCGGATAAAGTAAAACTTTTAAGACCTAATGCTAGCATTGTTTCTGGTAATTCAACTTCTTGAATTGTTTTCAATTGAGCTTTAGCAAGTTCGAGTTTATTTTCTAAATCAGCTAATACTTCTTGTGCTTTTTCTTGCATTTTAGCTAATTCAGCGATTCCTGCTAAATCCTCATTTTTTGGTACTGGAGCATCTTGTTCTAAATCAATCATGTTTTTCTCCGTAAATGTTTACAGACAAAGGATAGTACTGTGTTTCTTGTCTATCCCATTTTAACAACTTAACTTTACCTCGATTAACATTTGAAGCTATTGCAACAGATAATCCTATTGCTAATGGATCTCCAATAAGAAGCAAATAATCAGTGTCGGTAAAATTTCTTAATTTGTGCCGGAGTCTTTTAATTGTAGGACCTGAAGAAAGTGTTATCTGTCCTTCAGGAAGTAACAATTCTAACTTCCCATATTTTCCAGCAGACAATATGTTAAATTTTGGTATTTCTTGAACTACATAAACTGTCATATGTTCTCTTTCTTATTTATTATTTTATTATAATTTGAGTAGTTCCAAAAGTAAACAATAAATTCACGAATTAAATCCTAATCTAAGAATCACATTCTGAATAATTGAATTCCAGTTAAAAGGTTTCACAAAGCATACTCCGAATTTTCTAAGATTTGTTATATGAATATGCGCTAGTCTATTTCCACCTTCAGCATAAACAAGGTCTTCAGTAAGATCAGTTACTTTAGCTATACACAATTCGTTTGAATCCCTAGCAAAAACATAAACTTGTCCACCATAGTTATTTCTTTCTCTAGCCCAAGAAATCTGTGAAGGCCTAAAGCTAATTTTCTTATTCTTTATTATTTTCAATTCCACCCAAATATCTCGTCCATTAAAAAAGTTAACATCTGGAATACCAGGAGAAGCTAAATTCTCAATTCTAGTCCAATGAACTTTTCCTTTTAACCGATCTCTTAAATCTCTAGCAAATGACGACTCTTTCATAATTACTCCTTTGTTAATCTTAAAAAATCCTCTTTCCATCGTAGTTTAATATAATAGACATATTGTTTGCTACAACTAAAGATGTCACCAATTTCTTCCAAAGTATATCTATTAGATGCTAACATTTTTAACATGTTCCATATTTTTTCACTAGGGTAAACATCTTTTGGTCTACCTCTTTTTGTTGGTTTAAATATAGTTCTCACTATGTCTCCTTAAATTATGGCCCAGTTATCTCCTAAATCAACATCGCAAACAATTGGGACTGACAGTTTTACAACGTTTTCCATTATTTCTTTAATCTCTTTATCTCCATCAAAAATACTAAAACAAAGTTCATCATGGACTTGTAAATGAGGAGTATATCCTGCTTCATAACATTTTATCATTGCTAATTTAGTCATGTCTGCTGCGGATCCTTGAATCAACGCATTAAGAGCTTTATGATGTTCTTTGCTTTTAAGTCTTCTTTTTCTTCCTAAAATAGTTGTTATCTCTCCAACAGTCATGGATCTGTCACTGCACTTAGTTGACAGTTGTCTGATAAAAGGAACCATCGAATGGTATGTGTTCAAGGTTTCTTCTGCTTTTGAAACAGTTGAATTTAATTCACTAGCTAGTCTCAATTTACCCATGCCATAAGATAGTCCTAGATTTATTATTTTAGCTTCTCTTCTAGGAAGGCCTGTCATATCCGCTATCACTTGGTGGAAATCTGCATTTTTGTCATTTCTATAAGCATCTCCAGCGGTCTTTGCTCCATTAAACCCACATAATTCTCCATAATGGACCATTAACCTAGGTTCTTGCTGGCTATAATCAAACTTACCCCATTTAAGACCTTTGTCTGGAAGAAATAAAGATCTTATAAGAGGACCCCAATATGGATCTCTTGCTGGTATCTGCTGCAAATTAGGATTTGAACTGCTGAATCTTCCTGACCTAGTACCATATAGATCTTTTCGTAATTGATGAAACTGAGCGTGAATTCTACCATCTAGATTTTGATCTAAAATAACTCCTTGAAGAAAGTCTCTTCTGATTTTACTTACGGTTCTGAATTCAACTAGTTTTTTACAGATAGGATTATCATGGTTATCTAACCACATCCTTGTAATAGAAGGATTTCCTTTTTCTGTTCTTGGATAATCTATTTTAAGACGATCAAAAGTTTTTGATATTTCTTGTGACGACCATGGATTAAAAGATGCCCCAGTTTTCTTTTTAATATCAGATAATAATTTAGATTCTTTACCTAACATATCTTTGCTTACGTCGTATGTTTTTTCGACATCTACTCTCACACCAAGAAACCTCATATCAAGTATAACTGGTATTAATGACGACTCTAAAACAAACAAATCCCATAAGTCATCGGCTACTAGTTTAGCCGCTTGTTGTTTGAATATATGCACTGGTAATTGAGCATCAACTTCGGCATATGGGCCGACATACTTCGAATGGAGTCTCCATAAGTCACTCTTAGGATCTATGCCGTAAGACAGGGCTGCTTCTTTTAATGAATCTTCATCTTTACTTTCACCTAAATAATGTCTAGAAAGATTTTCTAAAGAGTAACCTCCTGGTTTATCTTCATCAAGAAGAGGTTCTGCGATTTGGACATCATATAAAGGACCATTAACTTTAATACCTAAGTCTGCTTTTAACCATTCTAAATCATAAGGTAAATTAGCACCTACTTTAGGAATTTCTGTTGATAGTATATCTCGTAACCAATTACATACTTTTCCTTTATTAAGATTTCCCCCTCCTTCATGGTCAATTGGGAAGTACCATCTTGCGTCTTCTGTAGCAAGAGAAATACCTACAATATAACCATCTCTTCTCATTGCTCCAGGACCTTTAGATAATAAATTAGGATCTTTTGTTTCAGTATCAAGTCCTAATAACTCTACACCAGATAAATTAGGAAACTCTTTAGGAGGAGTCCAATCAGAATTTGGTGGAAACAAGGCTTCTGTAAATGTCATTATTGATCTCCTCTAATCCATGATTTGTCAACTGACACCACTCTCTGGAACTTTCTTTCCAAAGCATCTTCGATATATTTGATGTAACGTAAGGCTTTAGAAACACTATCTTTGTCGCTGGGGTATTTAAAAATAGTTTCACGCACGTTACACACGGCGCAGTAGTTGTATAACACGTCCATATTTTCGATACGTCTTTGCATTGTAATAGCGCATTCTGTTCCGCATGTATTGCATAGCATTCGTCTAAATCCTTTCCACTTACTGAAGAAGCACCAGGACAAGGAGAATCAATGCAATGAATTCTTTGTTTAGGAACTCCATTATATCCAGTTGCTAATACTTGGTTATATTCATTTACTAAAATACATCCTACTTTTCTTCTTTGGCAAGTACTTCTTGTTGAAGCAAGTAAAGCCATTGCCATAAAATAGTCATCAATGTGAGGACGTGTTGGCTTTTTTCCATAAACTTTCGATAAACTCATCTGGGGTATATCCTTTCCAGTCTAAACTTTCTTCTTTACTTTTAAGATTCATCCTTTGTATTTCAGTCAATCCAGAAAAAGAATCAAAAACACGTAAAGCCTTCTTCCAATTTTCATGATACAAATGCTGACTACCAGCGGTTAAATGAAGTTGGCCAAGTTTTATATCTTCGTAAGTACGTGAAGCTCTTACTAAACTTAATAAAAGATATGCACTCATACAGCTAAAATTATGAATATCATAAGGCCAACCTAGCCAAGCATCTGACGATCTCATTGTTGCGATTGTATGTAAAGTAAAATCACGAATAATAAATTGAAGGCTGACTGTACAAGGAATATCTTTAGAATCAAACGGACGGGACCTCCAAATAGTGATAACGCCTTGGCGTGATTCAATATCAGATTTAAGGCACCGCAAAACATAAGGGAGTTGATCGCGAAAAGGAGGACCATAAGCCCCACTGAAATATACTCCATCATCTGAATAGTCTCCTATTTTTTTTGAAAAGTTTTCAATAGTATTTACTCTATTATCACCAGACAATATCCAAGCGGCCTCAGCTGCTCTAAATCTTTTACCTAATTTTCTTTCTGGTATACTAATAAAACAAGTGTCCATATCTATTACTGTTTTACGACATAGTAATTCTTTACAGAGTTGACTCCTTGGACTAACAGGAACCCCATGTAAAAGAATATCTTTAAGAAGTTCTCTATACTCTATGTTAGCGTCTCTCACTATTTATCTCCATCTTTATTTTGGGGGTCTAATCTTGCTGCAAACTTTACGTAATTAAGCATATCATCATAATCATCTTGTTGATATGCACTAGGTACAACAGCTCTAATAGCTTTAAGAGCTGCCATCATATGAGACACAATATGTGGTGGGACATTCTCTATTTTACAACCAGCATAACTAGATAAAATAGCTCCCCAAGCAACACCAATGTTATGAAAATTTTCCATGATGTTTCCTGGGCCAAGTTTTGGGTGATTGTATTGTTTACCTCTATTCTCTTCGATCCTCTGCAGCCTCGATAGTCTTTCCTTCCCTAATGAGGGTGTCGATTTTCGAATCCGTAAGGTTCTTTCTTTTCTTGGCATATACTCCTCCTGAAACAGATGTTAACGCTGGATTTGGCTTGGGATAAACTATATCCGTTAAATCTGGCGGTTTCCATCCTTTGGGTTTGATAACATCACATTTGTAAGACCTTTTGCTTTCTTTATCAGTAGTGGCTCTTCGCTTAGCCATATTCGCTGCATGGACTCTACTCCATCCAGCTTCGAAGTCGAACCCATGTCGATAACTAGTTCCAAGAGCAAAATAGACAAGGTCAATGAGTGCATCAAACTCTTCCTCAAGATTTTCGGCACTAGCATATTCTTCGATTTCCTCTTTGAGGCATACAATCCTAAAGTTTTTTTCATCATCAGTAAGAGCTCTTGGGTAGTCTCTATATTCAAGGTTGAATTTTTCATGGAACTCCTCTATATCATCTTTAAATGCCATATGCAATTCCTCGATTTGGATGGAAACAGTGGTGCAAAGATCACTGAAAGAAAGTTTGAATCGTAGTAACTCTTTAACTCTTCATAGGCGTGTTGAAGATCATCACCGGTAATCATTGGTTCTATATCTTTTTGAGAAGCAAATGTTCCCCAATGGTCTTCAACTATGAAATATTCTTGCATAAGATCCTTCATAAAGTCATAAGTCATTTCGTTAATATGGTTAGCAGCCGCTTTACCATTAAAACAAGGAGTGCTAATGAATATATCAGTATCTCCATCAGAAACACTTTTGATATTCTTAATAATTCCAAGAACTTTTTCAGGAATAACATGTTCAAGAACCTCAAAGCAAGTTATCAATGATGGAGTGAAGCCTAAGTTTTTAAAAGAATTTTTTGTAGATGCATCCCAATTCCATATTAAGTCAAAGTTTCCTCCACCCATTTTGTCATAAATTTTCTTATGTATTGGATGCTCACTTGGTCTAGGTGGATTGTTATAATCTATTCCGATATAAACTTCAGGAGTCATTCTCATCGTATAAAGCGTCTTAATGAGCGGAGTTTCTTTACCACAACCAATGTCAAGAATCTGTGCGGTCTTATACTTATTTTTAACTCCAAGATGTTTGACCACATGAGACCAACGAAGGCAGTGGGCAATGTAGTCTCTATGTAAGAATCCTCTTTCTTCTGCTTGTTCACAAGATAAGTGCGTTTTATCAATAACCCGGCCACGATCCTGCATAATCATTCTCCTTTTTAGGTGTTGCATATGCTCTCATATATTCGTTAGTGGTATCTATGTCATAAGATATATCCCAGTATCTGGATAGCTGGTCATACCACCAGCGCCCTGCCCGAACCGTTAGATGAAGACCCTCATTCAGTCTTTTAGGACCAAACTCGTCCTCCATTAAAGATATAGTGAAAAAGCCACCATATTTAGTAAACTTGTTAATCTGGTATAAAACTGCGTGAACTTTCTTCTCAGGTAGGTGCTCTAAGACATAGTTGCAGATGAACCAAGGAGTCTCACTCATCTTATCAGATAAATCCCATAAGCATTCTTCTGAAAAATGAAATCTTGGAAGTTCATCCATTTCATCAGATAAACAATTCGGGGCGATATCCATACCATGGACAAAGAACCCTTCTTTAATAAAATCTTTAGCAGTCAGTCCTGAACCACATCCCCAGTCGGTAATGTGTTCTCCTTTAGACATACCTAGTTGAGAAATAACATTCTTTGCATGTCCTCTGTAATGATATGAATATTGTTCATAATCTCTTTCATTCCACACTTTTGTATACTTCAATAGCGCTGTATCTCTATCAGTATCCATTAGAACCTCTTAGTATTTCTTAATATTAGTGATGCATCCTATAGGGATTACACACCTGTTTGCAATGTATTTCTCTTTACTTTCTTGATACTCTATGTTATGAACCATAAATAACGAATATTTTGTAGCTTTAAAGAAATACCCGATTGTTTTCACAGGTATCTCTTTAAGAGCTGCAAGGGCTTCATCATATTGACGCCAAGCAGTAGTTTCATCTCCGGCACCATCAAGATCTCCGGCATCATTCCAGAAAACTTCTATTGGATCTTCAATCTTTAATTCTTTTATTGTTTTTTTGATTGTTTTGAGCATAGATCATGTGGATAATCATAACATCTTGGTCAGTTAAACAGTAAGTGGCAGAATCGCAAGAACACCGAGAAAACACCGGCGACTCATCATACCACGACCTAGCGCCTCCTATTGGAGTACTCTGTAGATCATGGTACAAATTTGGCGATACACGTGATTCCCGGTGTTCGTTGCAACCCCCAAGGAGTAGTGCTATGAGGACACTACTTGTTAGCATAATCAAGCGCCAGATTGAGGGCTTGACGTTTAATATTTGATCTTGCTCCGAACCATGCATTCTCTAGTGCTTTTCCTCTATCACGCCCAGCTTCATGGTCAACATAATATGTCATTCCATTAAATGCTTCCCACCAAGTACCATGAGAAGCCTTAATTCGAGGCTGTCGTTGAACTGCAGTATAAGCATCTTCAGCAGTCGGTTTAAAGTTACCTAATTTGTCCTTTTCCTTAACGAGAGATGGTTGAAATAATTTAGCAACATATTCCTGTAAATCATTCTCTTTGTATTGTACACTAGAAAGATGCTCTGCACGAACTTTTAATGCATCCAATTGTTGTGAACAAATACCAAGAGCCTCTTCTACTTTCAACTTAGTATCGTCTGTAAAAGGCTGAATATGAGGAACTCGATAATGATTGTTTCCATTAGATAACGCCATCTGAATAGTATTCCAACAGACAACTCGAATTGGAGTAAAGAGAAACTTATCAGCTTTACCCCAGATATGTGGATGAGATATTAACAGATAAGCATCTGTTTTGTCGTCACCTTTGATAACAAAATAGTTCTTTAACTTAGCTAAAGCAAAGACGTGACGGCCATTGTCCAAGGAACCCATCGTTTCCATAGTCATATGGCCAGCTCTAACAAATTTCGTGTAGAAGTCTATGACTTCTGAGTTTTGAAATGGTACATACTCTGGTCCAGCCGGACCTAAAACTTCTTTGTTATCAGAACGTACCAATAAATGATGTGTGTCTGATTTCTTGAAAGCTCCGTCCATTTCATAATGAGCCGGTTGTTTCATTACAGTCCAATCTAATTTAGCTGATTTTAGCATTTCCATTGGAGTTAATTCCTCGGACACTTGAGTACCAATCCCGTGCCAAGGTTTCTCTCCAGCATATGCCATTGTTTCTACTTTATGGGACATAATATATCCTTTCTAGTGTGTGAGTAGAGCTATTATAAGCAGCAGGGCTTGCACCCCTACTGCGAATAATATTGCACAAAACCCTAACTCTACTTCAGATAACTCACGCTTCAAGAGGGGCTACTCCGATTTGCTTCATGTAACCATTACACCAGTAATAATTACTTACTGCTTGCACAGTTTGTACAGATTTTTCCAGGGAAGGGTACTTTTCTTTGAAAGTAGCTCTCAACTTCTTGTCAGTCTCAGTGTTAATTACATTGATAGCATTGTAATAGTCTTCTCGTGAGATCTTAGTCATTTTCTTATCTTTGACAAACTTGACAATATCTTTGAGTTGTTCTGCTACTTTCTTCTCTTTGCCGTTCTTGTTGATCCGGAGTTTTTCTACTGCAGGAACTTTAGTAAAGTCAAAACCCTTTGGATGCTTGGTGCTCTTTCTAACAGTCATATCTTTCTCCTTTTTAATTGATTGTTAAACTATTATAAAATAAGTAGTTCCATAAGTAAACAATAATGTTACAACTTTATTTCAATTTGTCCTTTCTCGTATCTGTCCAAAAGCATTCTTACTAATGTAGCCAATCCTATTGGGTGTGCCATTTTCATGTATCTCTCCCAATCTTCTTTTGCTACCCAGCATGAGATACACTTCTTACCTGTTTGAAATCTCGTGGTTGTCTTGAGATTTTCTACTCTTTTCATCTCTAGGTATACTTCTCTATCTAATTCGTGGTTCATAGTAACTCCTTAGAATGGCGGTGGTGCTTCTTCGGTTATTTCCGGCAATATGCACTCGCCAGGTTTGTATGCATCTCCAACTTTTGTCCATTTAGTGGGATGATAAGCGATGCCGCTTCCATACCATTTAACTCTTTCTCCCAATTGGAACGGGATCTTGCATGCTTTGCACTTACTACCTGCGTATTTAACTTTAATCCACTGTGCCATGTGATTCTCCTTTCTAATATTCACCATACGTGATTAATTCCCACAATTGCTCTAATTCTGTCTCATTTAAATCTTGTTTTACTAGTCCTACAGACTGCATTTTAATAA